TTATATCACCAGTAAGATACTCGCTTTCTTCATCTATGGCACGTTCTAACTCTTTTGGATCATAGTCCTTAGCACCTGTAGGTAATCGCTTAGTCTTTAAGCCTGATACGTTAGCTGTAGCACCGCCATAATACTTAACTGGGCATAGATAGCCTTGATCTAATAACTGCCTAGTAGTAACTGGTACGACCAGATCATTGTATGCCTTGCCTAGACCTTTGCTATAAGGTGTTGCTGACAATCCAATGAAAGGCACGTTACTGTAGCGATCCATTAATTCCTGTGTTGTTTTATAGTGTGTGTGACATTCATCCACTATCGCTAAATCAAATTCAGGTTTTCTACGCATTCTAGCTACTGATTGAATACTAGCTATCTGTATCATTGCGTCTGGGTTTCTTAGCTCGTGGTCACTCATTATCACGCCTACCTCAATCCCATTACTTCTAAATGCGTTGATAGCTTGCTGTACCAGCTTTACTCGGTCACAAAAGAATACGCACTTCTTACCCTTTTTGCTTGCTTCCGTAAGTATATACAATGCTGTGATAGTCTTGCCAAATGAGCAACACGCCCCTAATATTGGTCTTTTAAATCCCTGAGCTATTGACCGTCTTAGTAGATCAATAGCCCTTTCTTGGTGTGGTCTTAACTCCATCATTCTCTCCCAATGATATTAAAATAACTGGTCTTGTACCATTTCTGACCATGCACTAGCTGAATTATGCGCTTCTATTCTAGAAGCTATGACTTTAGCTCTCCACTCCTTGTCAGGTGGTGAATAACTTCCAGTCCATTTTTTATCTATTCCGATGTTTCTGGCTAGGTTGGTACTATCTGCCGAAGCTAACGGTAGTCTGCTGAATATTTCTGGGTTAAGCATACGCAAGCCATGTAATTTACAAGGTGGTTGACCATTATCGTCTACTATTTCGTTTAGAGCTGTGCCTATTCTAGCCCACCATTGATCATTACCTATCTTCCAATATGCACCACTTGAACCAATACAGACACGCGACCAGTTATTACATAACGTGTAGAATCTCTCAATACTTTCATGCATATGCCACACTGGTGCTGACATTGACTTGTCAAACTCCCACTCTGCAATTAAGTTATCGTTATCAATTTCGTCACCATCAATTTCGTCAGGTATAACGGCAAAATCAAAGTTAGGATGATTTTTAATGCTTTCTACCCACTGATAGTATGGCTTCCAGTCCTTAACTGGCTTTCCGCTGGTAAATGCTGGAAACGCCCCATTATCAACTGCAAATGACTGGCAAACCTCTATGCAAATATCTAGCTGTTCTGGGTTAGCATAACTTAAAAAAGCATGTCTCCCACTTAATACTGCCGAACTTGCGCTTGCTGGTGTTATCGGTAGCCCATGATAATGTATCATTCTTCCAATCTCCTCAATTCTTGCTCATATCTTAATAGTTCAATCTTACGCCTAGCTTCTGCTTGTTTTTCTTGTTTAGGTGTAATCTTGCGCTTGTGTTTAGTTCTGCTAGGTGTGAAAAACTTAGGTAAATAGTTATCAGCCATTAAACAATCTCCATACTAAAACTACGTTAAGTAGTACCGATCCCATAAGCATTGCATAGCATAGTTCCATTGTGATCTTAGCTTGCTTTAGTTCTTCTTTTAATTCTTTGTGCTTAACTTGTAAAAAGTGATCTATTACTGACATTTTGCTTTCCTCTTGGACTAAATTCATCTGTATATAAGAACTTTCTCACGTATAGATTATCTATGGTGATATTGGTATTAACTTCCCTTAGATATGGCATAAGCAAGGATGAATTAACTTTAGTTTCCTTAACTGTCTTACCCTCTACAAAATACTCGATAATTCCACGCCTTACAGAATCTATCATCTTAATACCATCCATAGCGTTAACTACTCGCTCTAGGCTTATCCTGCCCTTTCTAAATTTATAATGATTATCCATGCTTTCTCTCAATCGTTATCTTATAACCACACGCCTCTACAATGTCATTAAGGCACATAATGCTAGTCTCTGACTTGCCACTTTTCCACTGGTGCAACGTGTTCTCATGATAGCCAGTTATTTTAGACAGCTCCTTAACTTGCATGTGACCTATTACCTTATTAAATACGTATCTGGTATTCATGCTGTCACCAAGTTCTCTGTGATAAAGTCCTCTAGCTCTTTGTGCTGAACCTTATTTAACCTGATAGGCTGACCGTTAAACTTGACCTGATAGATTACTGCGTATTGATCTACTCTAACCTCAGTACCGAACTCATGATCAAAGCTGTTATCTTCTGTGACTTCCTCGTATGATACGTCTAAATCTAAATATCCAAACGCTTCACACTCTAGTGTAATGGTTTCATAAATCATAATGCGCTCACCACCGCTAAGACGATCATTAAGGTAACGCATACTGCTGGTAATATTAAATCACCTCTCTGCATCTCCTCTGAATCGTAATTAACTGCTGTCTTTTTCAGGTTTGATAGCTTAACTGCTACCGCTATTTTAGTTCGACCTAACTCATGTGCGATCAAGTCTTTTGAGTAACCTTTGCCATTCATATAAACCAGCTTAGATACTTCTTCATCAGTCCAGCGTTTTCTAGTAATTGTCATGTTATTCTCCCAGTGCTTCTATTAGTGCGTTAATGTCATCTTGTGGGCATGTGGCTTTTATCTCATCAGCATGGTCAATAAATAAATTAACCAATCCTTGTACCCCTTGCTTTTGGCTTGCTTCAAGCAAATTCTTATTTAAGTAATCTCTTACTAATGTGGATAGCTCGTATTCGTCCATGTAGTTAAGTACATCATGTGCGCTTACATTTGCTACCAGCTCCTCTGTGCTTATCTCAATTTTCATCACTCTCTCCAGTGTCGTTAATTTGTATGGTGTAACCAGTTGCTTCTACTATCTTATTAAAATTCTTGTAACTAGGCTCGTTACCGTTCTTGATGTAATCGTATACTGTCGTATAAGGTAGCTCTGATAAGCTAGACATTGTTCTTATGTTCATACCACGATCTGACAATATGAACTGTAACCTTTCTTGTGCTGTCATAACAAGCCCAACCAGTTGATAAACATCATACCCATACCACAACCTACTAGCATAATTAATCCAACCTCTAGGAATGTAGGGTTATCACTTTTAGCCTTTAGCTTTTCAGCTCGTAAGTCAAAACCGTTAGGCATTACTGCGATAAACTCAATAGCATCTTCTAACGTGTAGAACTCATCTATAAAGCAATCATCACCGTTAAGCTCACGCACTGTGTATACATGACGACCATCTAGGTCAACGTGCTTTAGTATCTCGATATTGTTACGTTGTAATATAATCATTTTCATTCTCCCAAAAGTGCGACTAAGCGCACATTAAATTTTCAACCATTATTACACCTACAAATCTTTTGTAGTGATCAGATGTTTGCTTATCATGGTCAATATCAACACAATAATAGTCATGGAACATAGCATCAGCTTTCTCAATTATTTGATCTGGACTCATACCACCACAAGCCATTAAGTCATTATTTAAAGCGTTTAATAATTCAGTACGTGTATTCATTTTTTGTAACCCCTTTGTTAGTGTGATTACATCATATAACGGTATTTCGTTAATGTAAAGTATTTATTTAACTTTTTTATTAATTAATCCCGATAGCTACGGGTAATGGGATTTGATGTGACTTTTTTTAGACAATAGTGGTCATTTAGAGGGCTATTGGATAACCTCTATGGTGTGATACACGTTTATAGTGTTATAAGTTTTCCCCAAACATACAGTAATCAGCAACTATTTAACCAATCCGCTGGCAATGGCTAGTAAAACCACCCTCTATGACTACCTAAGTAGTACGCTATCCGAAACGCTGTTTATCCCGCCCTCAAAGGTCGTATGTTTGTTCTTGCTTTTGTGAGCAGATGCACAATGAGACACCACGATTTAACTAGGCTCGACTAGGATAGTGGATTACGTAGTATGACTATAGACTTGAAATTTATGAGTATGTCGGTATACTAAACTGGTTAGCAAGGTATGACTTATCTCGTTCTGACCTATAGTTATACTGGACTGCAATCCAGCTAACAACCTAACTATACAACTCTGTCCTGCGTTTGTAAAGTGTTAATAGAGAAAGCCCTTAATTGGGCTTTTTTTATGTCTGGCTATTGATAGATTGGTGTAGGTAGGTATACTAGCTTTGTCGTAACGGTTGGCGGTTTACATGCAAGGACTAGCTAACTGGGTTGGTAGCTCACGATGAAATAGATGATAGCCCACTGTGATAGGTGGGCTTTTCTTATTCTAGCTCAATACTTCTATTGATACTGTCGATAGCTTCACGCTTATCACGAATACTGTCTTTGACTCCACGCTGTCCACTACATAGCATTTTCTTAATTGCGTGTTGCATGGCTGGGCATACTACATCAAATGCTTTCAGCACATCGTAAACGTCAACGAATAGCATGTTATCATCTTCTGGTACTACTTTACCCTTGATAGGTTTAAGGTACTTATGGGTGATAGGCTTAATTGGCTCATCTCTGCGGTAATCTGTCATAGTCTGTTCTCAGTTGAGTTAATACCGTTAGTTCCTCTAGGTGTGTCGTTTAGTTGCTCCACATCTTCAAAGTCATAATCTATGTACTGCTGAAATATAATCTGAGCCATACGATCACCTACTTTAACCTCGTAAGGTGTATCTGAGTTATTGTATAGCGATATCATGACCTCTCCACGATAGTCACAATCTACTACGCCACCCATAACTTGTAGACCAAACTTACTAGCCAGCTTTGATCGTTCCCAGATTAAACCTACTGTACCCTTTTCCATTTCCATACATAGTCCAGTGCCTAACTTGGCTGACCTATGTGGTGGTATGATAGCGTGCTCTACTGAGTATAGGTCATGCCCTGCGCTGTCGTATGATCCACGCGTAGGGGTTTTGGCTTGGCTGTGTATTTTCTTAATCTTCATTCTTCTTCCAGTTCTACAGTCCACCATGATAGCGGATCTAGTTCATCTTTTTCCTCTTGTATCTTGTCTCGCATAGCTTCCTTAGCGTCCTTATAAGACATTACTAGAGTCTCGTGGTAATCACCTTGCTCTAAGGTGCATCTAATAAGTTGGTATTTCATACAAAGCCCTCGTAATCTATAAACCCATCACAATCAGTAATCCTAGAATCCTTTACCGCTTTAAGCTGTTGTCGATAATGATCCGCTATCATCTTCTCCATTGCCTTGTTAACTTTCATAGGTGTATTGGCTCGTATGGTTAAAGCGTCAAAATTACTCTCACCTAGTTTCTGTTTGATAAATTCCGTATGCTCATAAGGATGCTCACCAAAATAGTTATGACAACCAGCACATAGACAAGTAGCATTATCTTTATACCACCTAGTAGAACGTCCACGCCTACCGTAGAAGTGACTTAAATGACATGCTTGAGGGTTATGCCTGTTATTCTTACCGCAATTCTCGCAAGTATAGTCATGTGCTTCTCTAACACAATCACTAAAATACTTATCTGCTGTACTACGTTTAATAGCCATTTTGTGACCTCTTATATTTCATGTAATCACTATGCTCAGGTATCTTTAATTGTACCCCATGATCATAAGCCCAGCTATAAATCTCATCAAGAAAATGACTTTCTTCACCTACGCTTAGATCCTCAGTGCTAACTAGCTGATCTTTAATAATTAGCTTACCCTGTCGAATATCTCTAACACCTAAGAACTTATGTTTAAGCATTAGCTTTACACACTTCTCAGTCATGTAAACCTGTTCACCATGCTCATTCTCATAGGTGAAACCACGTCTTTTATACTCAGATGCGATATCTCTAAACCAGATGTGCATAAGTGATCGTTGACTCTTAGTTAGCTTATTACTATAAGGCTTATATTCTATCTGTACTGGGTTGGTAAAATCCCAGTTTTCAATAAGGTTTTTAGCTAGGTAATCTAATACCTGTTTAACCTTATCTCTGCTATTGATCTTGTAGAAGTTCAAGTACTGATACTCCCATGTAGTTAGCGATAGATACCACTGTACTAGCTTTCATATCTTCGCTGTTACGCCACTTTGTTATTTGTGGTTCTTTAACGTCTAAATGATTGGCTAGTTCTCTGTTACTTATTCGTAACTCTCGCTGTAATCGCCTTAATGATTTGCCAATGTTCATAATTTACTCCAGTAAAAAGGGGCATATAGCCCCCTAGATTAAAACGGTAGATCGTCGTCAATTACATCAGGATTAAACGCTGGTGTAGTTGGTGCTGGTCGTGCTGGTGCTTGTTGTTGCTCCTTACGAGTAAACGCTAATGACTGAAACTTTTGACCGTTCTTACTTGTCTTAGTCCATGCACTCACCCAGTATTCAACACCATCAATATCTACAGAACCTTTAGCATTAGGCTGGTTCTCATTCTGTCTACGGTCGTTAATAAATAGTGCGCCTGTGTTTGTGTTATCGTATTGGCTCATTTCTTTCTCCAGTTTTCTGATTCTAAGTTAATTGTATTGATTGTTTCTTTAAGTATTGCATCTAGCGCACTGATAAAAGTCTCGTTGCGTTCAATGCGTATTATTAAGCTCTCAGTGTCAGGGTGAAAGCTCATAAAATCCCACCACTTACGCCCAGTAATATACATACACCCCTGCACTTGCTGTATATACGCTGTAGGTAGCTTACCATTGCGCAAATAACCGATATGCGTAGATAACTTAGGGCATTTTATCTCTAAGCCACCATGTTCGCCTATTAGCCCATCAGGACTACATCCAGCACCAATATCGTTAAGGATTAATCCTACTTCCTCAACATCGTTATCAGTCATCAGCTCATAGTATGCTCTGGCTTGTGGCTCTAGCTCGTTACCACGCTCCATAGCTTCACTTTTAAATGTCTCTGGTATCTCACCAGTAATACGCTGTCCTATAAGCTCGTTAATGTAACTCTCAGCCTGTGCGCTTCGCTTGCCTTGTGTTGTTATTAGTTTGGCATAGCATGACGCTGTAGGCACTCCTAGACGCGCTCTGAGCCATTCTTCTGTACCTTGCTCAACATTAATTATTTCCATCAGGATCACCTAAATATATATAATCTTCACGTTTAGCCCCAACGGTTAACGGTCTAAAGTTGAATAGTGGACACTCTTTAGAGTTACAGTTTTGAACTTGTTCTCTCCATGTGCCACGATCCTCAGCATCATATATGCACCATTTACAGAACTCATTGATAGCTTTTGCTTTTGATTTAGTATTAACCATTGTCTTTATCCTGTTCTTTAGCTTGTTCAATCTTACGCTTTAGCATTGACTTAGCTTTAGTGAAGTGACCTACTTCTAAATCACTTAACGACTCAATAGCAAACGCTTTGTAGAACTTAGTCTTATCAGCTTTAGACTGCTCGATTAAATCAGCAAGCTCATCATATTGACGGTCACTAATATAAGACTTACCACGCACCATAGCCATTTCACAATCGTCATCCACCGCAGGAATTCCACACATGGCTGATAAAGCGTACCTACGACAGTACGTCAAAATGCTACCGCAGGACTGGGGGTCTGCTTTGGTTAATGGTAGAAAGCATTCACTCTCTAGCCACTCGCCAGACTCGTGCATAAGTCTAGTAGTTATACCTATATGGTCTGGTGCGCTGATAGGGAATTGAACAAAGGATAGACCGTTATTTGCAAACGGCTCTTTAATTGCTTTGATTACAGATGTAAGGTCGGCATAGCTAGACTTGAAAAATGGGTTGTTAGAGTCTTTAACTGCACCACCCATCTCAGCCTGAGCCTTAGCCATAGCTTTTGATAATTCAATTATTGTATCTGATTGTTTCATGACATTCTCCTCTTGTTGTCAATATGAATATTAACTAAAAGGATAATGAAAGTAAACAAAAAAGTTAATTAAATTGTGAAATATTGAAAGTAAATCTCTCTACTTCACCATGATCCTTATGTAGAACTATTACCTTAATGTCTCTGTCTGACCTGTAGCCCGATGAAAAATGCCAGCTATCTTTGCCAGCCAAAGTGCGGAAGCTCTCCGCCTTATATCCACGAAACTCTTTACATTGGTCGTGATGCACATGCCCAGTGTAAAAATACCTATGCCTAGAATTACCCCATAAATCAGGCACATCTGTAGCCATGATACCACCGAGGTCTGCCATTTTTGCTGTGTCTCCATGTGTCACCCCGAATAGGTTTTTACCGAATGTGAAGTACTGAAACTGACTAGCGTTGTCATGCACAATAACGCGCTTATTTGAGCTGAATAACGCATCAATAGCAATATTAAGCCACTGACTCGAATGATCGTCATGATTGCCTATGGCATTCACAATATGTACAGTTTTGTGCTTTTTAAGGGCTAATATAACCCACGTCTTAACTATGTGAACTCCGACCTTTACTATCTCATTCCAGCGACCGTCAACGTCTAGTGCGTGACCGCTCCTAGATGTACGGTTAGATGATAGGTCAGAATGGAAAAAGTCACCTACGTTAATGATGTAGCAGTTATCGCATGGCTGGCATTTATCCATAGCTTTAGTCATGGCTCTAGTGAATAGGTTCTTAGCTTTCTCTAACGTGTATTGCTCGCCCACTTCATTAAATGCTGAGTACATCCCTACGTGTGGATCACCTATAGGAATAATATTAGCGTAGTCACTAGGTTGATATACTGGTTCTGGTATCTCATCAATAGGCGTAATTGATTTAGCAAGTTCTGTAATAGCTTGCTTCATTGCCTCAAATTGTTGCTCTTTGTTGCGGTCGGTCTTTTCCCACGTAAGTTTAACCTTACCATCTGCATCGTATAACTTAGATTGACCTTTGACTAGATACCCGTCTGGGGTGGGTGCGCTTGCTTCTAATGGAACTGAAAAATACTTAGCGCATGATAGGCATTGAAACT